GGCTTACTTCTATCCCGAGGGCGTCGAGGGGCTGTTCGAGATCTACTACGCCCCGGCCGACACGTTCGAGACCGTCAATACCGTGGGCCTGCCGCTCTATGCGCGGATGATCCCCGACCGCGACCGCGACGAATGGGTGCGCCTCGAGATCGAGAGCAATCCGCTGCCGATCTGCACCCGCCCACAGGTGCTGCGCTCGGCGCGACGGACGTGATGGACGCCGTCGCCATGGCGCTGGACGCGCTCTTCGCGGACGGCAACATCGCCAGCGAGGCGGTCTACACGCCCGACGGCGGCGTGCCTGTCCTTATCCGCGTGGTCACCCGCCGCGCGGACGACGTGTCCAACTTCGGCGACGCGCGGATCTGGTCGGAGACTACGCGGATCGATCTGCGCGTGGCCGAGGTGCCAAACCCGCGTCCCGGCGACCGTATCGAGGTGGACGACGAGGCGTTTCTCATTCAGGGCGAGCCCGTTCGTGACCGCGAGCGGCTCGTCTGGACCGTGGATCTAGGGCCGGCATGAATCTCAAACTCGACATCGTTGCGATGACGGGGCCCGGGTTGTAGCCGAGGAGCGCATGATGACGGCCCAAAACGGTCCGCAGTATCCCGCATGGTATCGGAACGTTGTTCTTTTTGGATAAGCTCTACGCGACGTCATTCAAGACGTGCCGGAACTTGCGCAGATTGTGCCGCGCAGGATGTGTATCCTTGGGATCGACAGAAATGAGCAGCGGACAGCGTGTTTCGTCCATCCCGCGCATCCCAACTCTCGCCATCCATAGGGAGCGAATTTATTAAATCCGCGTCTGGGCAGCGGCTTGCAGCAGATCCCTGAGAGGGTCGAAGTCAGGATGGTGGATCACTGGTCTCTGAATTTTCTGTAGGGTGCTTTGGCAGGATGAGGGGTACTGCCGCGAGGATGATCAGGACAATTGCCGCTGACAAGACGGCAGTTGCTTCCAATCCGAGACCCGCGATTACACCAATCGCGGCAGTCGCCCAAATACTTGCAGCCGTGGTCAAGCCTTCGACCAGGTGCTGCGCGCTGCGGACTATGATAGCGCCGGCGCCCAGGAAGCCGATGCCTTGCACGATGCCCTGCAGCACACGCGACATATCCTCGATCGGCATGCCGCTCTGTAACGGACCGATGACGAAAAGTGCTGCTCCCACCGCGACCAGCATATGGGTTCGCACCCCGGCGCTTCGTCCCTTGAGCTCACGTTCGTATCCGAGGATCCCACCAAGCACTGCCGCAAGCACCAGGCGTACGGTGATGCGAGTAATGGTCGACACGTCTGGAACGTCCGAAAACTCGCTGACGATGGTCGCCCAGATTTCTTCTCCCACGGTAGATTCCTCTTGCCGAGTCCCAGGAAGGGGATCGAAATTGAATGCCATAGAAGACGATGGTTCACAAATCGAAGTTTGCCAAAAGACAGCTTGATTCAAAGTGAGCGCGGCAATCCACGCGCACCGTGACATCGCGCCGTCGTGGACGCGCGATCAGTTCTCGGTCAAAGGCACCCTGATCAGGGTATGGACGAAGAGATTTATGGTGGAATGCTCAGGACGCGCCACCTTGAGGACGAAAAGCCGGACACCCCCTGCGCATGAGACAAGATTGCAATGACCAAAACCGCCCACGTCGGACCTCAAATGACCTGGCGCGATTTGAGCAACGTGCGGCTGGACCGGACGGTAGACTTTAGGTCTGGATGAAACTGAAGCTGAATATCGATCCCGACATCGCTGCGATCATGGCGGACGAGTTAGCGGCCGGCGAGAAGGCGGTCACTGCCGCCACTCGCGAGGCCGGGACCAGCCTCAAGACCGCCTGGCGCAGCCAGATCACCGGCGCGGGGCTGGGACAGCGGCTGGCGCGCACGATCCGGTCCGAGCAGTATCCGAAGGGTCGGCCCAGCCTGAACGCCGCGGCACTGGTCTGGTCAAAGGCGCCCGACATTGTCAGCGCCCATGATACCGGCCCGCTGATCCGCTCGCGCAATGGCTTTTGGCTTACGATCCCGACACCGGCCGCCGGAAAATCCCGCCGCGGCGGCCGGGTCAGCCCGGTCGAGTGGGAACGCCGCACGGGTCTGCGCCTGCGCTTCGTCTATCGCTGGTCCGGCCCGAGCCTGCTGGTCGCCGAGGGGCGGCTGAACAAGGGCGGCCGTGCGGTGGCGTCACGCTCGAAGACCGGACGGGGCCTGACCACCGTGCCGATTTTCCTGCTGGTGCCGCAGGTCAAACTGCCCAAGCGGCTGGACCTCGACCGTGACACCGCGCGGGTGCATGACAGTTTGCCGTGGCTGATCGTGGCAAACTGGGCGAGAGAGCGGCTGTAGACTGAAAACTCCTTCCCGAATGTATGGCACGAATAGCCGATCAACTGCAGGGCATGTGATCCTGAGCAATCGCTCGGCGGTCAACGGAGTAAGATGCTGCTGGGTCAAGCGACGGCACCATGATGTTATGGTGCCGCCGCATCCATCGACCGCCGCAGGAACACCTGCCCGATCAGCGCGATAGCGGCAGGCCGTCGGCAATCAACCGGTTCAGCGTGGGACTGTCGACATAGCCGGTCACAGACAGGCCGCGCGCCTCCTGGTAGTTGCGCAATGCCTCGCGCGTCGTGCCGTCGAACTGGCCGTCAACCGGCCCGGTGCTGAATCCCTGCGCCCGCAACTGCGCCTCGACCATGCCGCGGGTTATCATGTTGAGCCCCAACGCCGCCTCGGTCTCGCGAGCCTGCTCTTGCGAGACGGCGTCCTGATCGGGGGCTTCCTCCTCGGTCAGGTCGGAAAGCCGCTCGGCGGCCCGCTCGGAAAATGCGCCCTCGGGAAAAGAGTCGAGATATTGCATATAGGCGTCGGCGGTGTCGGTCTGCTGCGCGGCGTTCCAGGCGGCCTCGTCGGCGGCTCGCGCCTCGGCCTCGCCCATTTCGGCGAGACGGGCGCGTGCACGACCGGCAAAGGCACCGTCTTCATGCGCGTCCAGATAACGGCCATACGCGGTTGCGGTATCCTCACCTTGGGCACGCCTGCCACGCCTCGCGGTCACGCGACGCTTCGATCTCGGACAGGCGCGCGCTTGCGACATCCGAAAACAGCCCGTCGGGGAACCGCTCGAGATAGGCCTGCAGCCCGGCTTCGTCCTGACCGCGACCGATGTCCTCCCAATAGGCGCGGTCCGCGCGCTCGCGCTCGAGCGCCTGTTCGCGCTCCTGCTCTTCCAGTTCGGCCCGGCGGGTTGTCGCCATCTCGTTCAGGATGGCGATCTGCTCAGCGGTCACAAATCCGGTGGCCTCAAAACCGTTCGCCTCCTGCCAGTTACTGATCGCGTTACGGGATCCGGGACCGAAGATGCCATCGACACCGCGTGTGTCATAGTCGAGGACGGTGAGATTGCGCTGGATCTGCTGGCGCGCGGCGGTGCCAAGGTCCAGCGCCGCCTCCATCCGCTCGGGATCGCGGGCCAGCGTGTCGATTGCCGCGCGTGCCTCATCGGCAAACTCGCCATTGGGATACTCGGTCAGATAGGCCTCGTAGGCGATGATGGTGTCGGCATCCCGCGCGGCTTGCCAGGCTTCGCTCTCGGCCTCCGCATTCGCGTCCTTGGCGGCATCGGGGTCCTGGGCCGCGTCGTCCTGCGGCAGAAAGGTCACGAGCGGCGACAGAAAACCATGTGCCTCGAGCCCGGTTGCGCCTTCAAGCATGTCCGGCAGGCTCAGACCCCGCTGCACAAGCGTGTCCTCGGCGAACCCCAGAATATCCGGGATCCCGCCCGAGATCACCGTGACACCCTGTGGCGGATCCACCATGCCGAGGCCTGGCATGAGGCCGGTGCCGAGCGTGACAGGTGCGTCTTCCTCGGCGCCTGTGTCTTCAGACAGATCGGCCTCGGAGCCCAGCAACACCAGCGCCCCGCCGGGGGACCGGCTCGCGATTTGCATCAATGTGTTCAGTGACAGCGCCTCGCCGTCAAGCGTGGCCAGCGACAGCTCTCCGGCCTCCGCGGTCTCACCGGGCAGGTACCAGCTGGATCCGCCAGAATTGGCAAAACGCCCGGTCAACAGGATGACGCTGCGCTCGGGGGCGGGCTCCGTCAGCAGGCTGCCCAGATCCTCGCGCAAGGCGTCGATCTCCGGATCGACACCGGAGACAACCTCGAAACCGGCCGCCTCCAGCGCCTCTGCGGCACCGGACATATCGCCGGCTGCGGTCAGTTCCTCCTCGCCGTAGGTCTCCGTTCCCATCAGAAAGGCACGGTTTTCAGCCATCGCCGGCGGCGCAACAACACAGGCGCAGGCGATCACGAAGCGCAGTCTCATCTTTCAAACTCCTTTAGCTTGAGGCGTGGCGAAGGTGCCGCCAACACATGGCCACAACCCCTCCTCGGGATTCAACATGCCAGTTTTGGACCGGTTACACCATCGCCGGGTCGACCGCCGGGATGGCGGCGGCCCACCCAACGATTGCCTGTGACGCAATCAAGCTGGAATCGACCGTGATTGCCAAGACGACGATATGTCCTGTTTTGTTCGGGCTATGCGTTGGCTACACTTTTTCTTATGAAGCAGTGGACATGTTGGCTCCTGCCGGCTTGCCACCAATGAGATAGGCGGCTGTACCAAGACGATCAGCGATGCGCCAAAGTATCCAGGTTGCGCCGTAGACAAACACAAGCAGCAGTCCGAATTCGACCGGCCACGACCAAGAGAGTTGCGCAGCAATTGCGAGACCGACCAGCGTCAGCGGGAAGTGCAGGACATAGAGTGGGAATACGGCCCGGTTCAACTCCGTCAGCATGGTGCTTGGAATGTTCAGAAAGCGGACCGCGAGCCCAAGGGCAGACATGCACCATGCCCAGGCAGTCACCGCTTCCACGACTGAGTAGAGCGCGGCGTTGGGCGGTTGCAAGTCCGCATGAACCCACCCTCCTGCGGCAAGAGCCTGGCCGCTTGGCTCATCTTCCAACAAAGCAAGGGTGAGCAGCCCGGCCTTGACCAGAAAAAACAGCACGGCGACGCTCAACAGCATCCAGACGCGACGTCCGGCCCAATCCAGAAAGATCTGGTGCTTCGCGCCAATAAGGTATCCTCCGATGAAGAACAGCAGATAGAGGGCGAACTGATAATTATCACCGGCAATCGCGGCCGCGTAAGGCTTCAGTCCAAGTATGGCCAAAGCCGACAGGGCAACCAAGGCTGCCAGCAGCGCCGGGGGCGAAAGCGGCAGACGGGCGATCTGGTCGCGCATGGCGAAAAGGGGCCAGCACAACAGGGTATAGAGCGCCAGGTTGAACAGAAACCACAGATGCTGAACCTGAGTCGGCGCAGGGTCAGTCAACCAGAGCCACCAGAACGCAAAAAAGCCCGGTGCGTCACCGGTAATCCGTGCGATCGCATAACCGCTGAAAACATTGAGAAACGCGGCACCGAACAAGGCGGGTACCAGAAGCCGAAAAAGCCGATTGCCAATGAACCGCCGACCAGCGCCGTTGCGCGTGATAAACCAGGTCCCGATCCCGGCAATCAGAAACAGCGAGGGAAGCCTCCAGCTGTGGCTCCAGAAAATGAAAAGGCTCATCCCCTCACCGGCGAGATCATTGTTCACGAACCGATAGATATCGACACCCCAATCGACAAAGCCGACAGCGACATGATGCGGAACCAGAAGCGCAAAAAGCAGCACACGCAGCCAGTCAAGCTCATATCGGCGGTCCATATCTTCTTCCTCTCATATCGGCCCCAACAGCCTCTGTGCCGCGCATCCGGCCCCCGGATTCACCACGCGCACCGCGCACCAGGTTCGTAGCGACTGTATGAAAAAAGCAGTGCCCGGTCTCGGTGCCGTGTTTCATCATCGCGGTGGCGATGTCGCGCCCCTCAGGCACGAAGCACCAAGCGCCAATACAGCCATACCGCTCGATGTTGCGCTGGTGGCAGTTGATCTCCTGGCCTGGGGTCAGTTGGGTGGGCCCGACCGTTGCGGCATCCCCCTCGGCTCGTCGGTCTCCGCAGCATCCAGCCCCGGGGGCGATTGCGTCCTCTCATTTTCGCTCGCCCTTGCGTTGCCAGAACTCTGACAGGCTGTGCAGGGCACGGCAAGATCGACGCCTTCAGAAGTGTCGACTACCCACCACCATCAACGTTCACCCGCTCCAGGAGCCACCCATGCCCTCGACCCGCGAGACGATCCTTGCTGCGCTGACGGCGCAGCTGGCCGCACGCGCGGGGGCGGAGGTCCGGCGCAACGCGACGCTGCCCGAGCGGGTCCCGGCCGAAGGGCTGGTGATCCTGCGCGATGGCAACCCGGGCGAGCCGGATGTGACGCTGAGCCCGTGGCGGGCGTATTACCGGCACCGCGTGGAGATCGAGGCGTTCGTGCCGCCGGGCGCGGCGGAGGCGGCGCTCGACGCGCTGCTTTCCCGCATCGGGGCCGCGCTGGCGCATGATGACAGCCTCGGTGGGCGGGTGGAGCTGATGACGCCGTCCGCGCCCGAGCTGCAGCCGGTCCCGGTGGAGGGCGGCGCGCCGTTTCTGGCGGCGGCGCTGGCGGTGACGCTGGAATACCAGGTCGGCGATCCGCTGAGCGGCTGAGCGCGCCCGACGGCGCGGCCATTTCAAGACATCACATCAGTACATCACAGGGAGGACCAGCATGGGCAAGCAACGCGCCTATGGCGCCGATGCCACACTCAGGGCGGTGCGCGAGACGCAGTATGGCGGGGCCACGACCGGCCCGGTGCGCGCGCTCGATTTCAAGACGGCGGATCTGTCGGCGAGCATCCCGCTTGGCGACGACCCGTTGCTGGGGCGCGGGCGCAACGCGCAGGACCCGTATCGGGGGCTGGTCACCGATGAGGGCCAGCTGGAGATCCCGTTCGATCTGCAGGGCACCGGTTGGTGGATGACGGCGCTGTTCGGCGATCCCCAGACCACGCCGCAGGCCGCAACGGGACGCATCACATTCACGGACAACCCCGCGCCGGGCGACACGCTCACGCTGAACGGCGTGACCTGGACCCTTGTTGCGGGGGTT